TTGAAGTTTGAAAATGATTGATAAGTATTGTGTGTATATATACTCTCTTCACTACGTTCAGAGAGAGTATATATACCACACTACTAATAGAAGGGAGGTTGGGATTCGAACACAACTGCCATCTGCCAATACTCAGATGTACGCACCGACTGCGCTCCCTTGAAAAAGGTGAGGGGAGGCGTGACGTTTCACGCCAACCCCTCGATGGTCAAACTTCAATCAACCAATTCCTCTTCGAGAAGTCCATACTTCATGATGCCTTCCATAATGTGGTCAATGATGCGGTCAATGATGCCCGCTTGGTTGCTCCAATTCCCGTACCCTTTGGCATCCAACAGGAATGACTTGAGTTCCTTGTGCATATCACGGGGGATTTCCGAGCGCAGGTAGTCCACCAAGTCCTCGTAGTACGAGTCCATCACGGTGTCTCCGTCATCCCACGACTGCCACAGGTTAGCGAACCCGTTGTTGTAGTAGTCGTAGCCTATGCGAGAGATAGCACGGAGGGCTTCAGGCCACCCGTCCTTCGCTTCACCCTGTGCAGGGATAAGCTGTTCCCATGCCTTGTCGTACTGCTCTTGGTACTTGCCGTTGTTGTCCCAATACGCTTGGGATGTATCTACTTTACTCATTGTCTTGTTGTTTTTCGGTTTGCCACTTGTCGTGGGCTGATTCGATGGCAGAGTTGAGAGCCTCTGCTTGTGCTCGGTCGATTGCCTGCCCTTGCATACGGGAAAGCTGAACAATTACGTTTACAATATCAGTCATTGTCGTTGTTTCTATCGAATGGTTTGAGTTCGAAGCTCACATCCCATGTGGCCTCGCAGTCTTCGCATTGGTAGTCGTAGTGCCACGCCTCCCCGTCTGATTCAGAGTTGAGAAGGACTCCGTAACCACCACACTTGTGGCATGTTTCGTAGTTGATGAGTTGCTTATCCATTGTACTTGTCTTCGATTCGTTGTTGTGTGTCCTCACAGAACGCCACCCATGCCTCCATGTTGATGAGTGAGATGCGACCGTCTTCACGGCGCTTGCGCTCATCCTCAAGGATTTCCTCCTTGGCTGAGATGTAGTGGTCAAGACCACGTTGGAGGCAGTCGATGACCACCATCTGCACGAGTGCTCCGTGCTTGTTGTACCCCGTCATGAGGTGGCTGATGAACTCGTCGTTCGTCATGTCTTTGATATCCATAGGTATTGAATTGAAGTTTGAATTTGTTATTGAGAGGTGTTGTATATATCTCTCTTCACTACGTTCAGAGAGAGATATATACTAACACTCTCTATGTTAGGTCGAAGTTGGTGTTCTTGAAGGCCTCTTCGAGAATCTTCTTGTTGATGTTGTCGGCCTTGAACCACGCTCTGATGAGGTGTAGTTCGAAGCTCCCGCAGTTCTTCGTGCGATTGTCGAGTCGTTCTGCTTGTGTCATGACTTCTTGTTTTCGTCGTAATAATCTGCCCAATAAGTCATCTCCTCTTCGTGGATGCGGAACTCGTGGCAGTCTTGCAGGTCGTGATTCCACACCTCAATCCACACGCCAATATCCTCGGCTGATTGTTGGATGATGGATGCGTGATGCCCTGCAAGTCGGAGTCCTTCGGTTGCTTTCTCGTAGATGTTCATAGGTCAATGATTACGCCCTGCTTTTCAAGGGCTTCGGTGATATATTCAGGGAGTTCGAAGCATCCATCGTACCCAGTGAGACGCACGTCTCCGTTGTCATCCCAATAAACTTCGAGGATGCCTTCGGCATAGAAGCGGTCGCCTCCTGTGTCGAGGTCGTATGTTTCGTACCATCCACCATAGCTGTGATTGGGGTCAACCTCTACGGTGGTGTCCATCTCCACGTTCGTGGCTCGGTCTTTGTCCACGTCGTATGCCGTGGTCATAGCTACGTGAGGTAGCGTGGTCTTGAAGTCTAGTTTGAATTTCATTGCTTTGCATTTTCGGCATCGTCAGCCAGTGATACGAGTACGTCAATGACCGCATCCTTCGCGTCGTCGCTCATGAACGTGGTGTTGGACAGGAGAGAGGCGAACCCCTTTACGTCCTCGGGCACAAGCCGAGCGCACCGATTGAGGTCATTGAGATGCTTTCCGAAGTGGAGGTCATTGAGTGCAAGCACAGCTGCACCGACGGGACGTTTGAAGAAGTTGTCCATAAGATTGAATTTGAAGTTTGACATTTGAGAGGGTTCGTATATTACCTCTCTTCACTACGTTCAGAGAGTAATATACTCACCTCTCTATTAGGAGAGGAGGACGGTGACTGCCAACAGCGCAGCCATCCACGCAAGGAACGCAAGGAATGGGAGGTTAAAGTTCTTGTTCATCTGAAGCATTGCAAGTTACTGATTATCAATGAGTTTGAATGTCTTGTTCCACACGGTGTAACCGGTGAATGCCCACTCTGCGTTCGCCTTCCAAATAGCGCGTTCGAGTGTGGGTGCTTGGACGGTGTCCTTGCGCCAATCGTCGCGGTCACGTCCGTAGTACACGTAGTATGCGTATGTGTTCATAGTTCTGTTGGTATTTCGATTTCTTCGTTGTTCCAAAGGTCGTAGATGGCTTTCTCACCGCGCATCCACCCCAGCTTGATGGCCTCCTTGCGGTCTTGCACGATGTCAGAGAGTTCGATGTAAGCGACTCCGTCGTTGTCAACCCATCCACCGATGAGCTTGGTCGCACCCTTGCCCCGTGTCAGCTCACGCAAGTAGGGCATGATGATGTAGGCAAAGTGGTTCCAAGACAGGTCGTCGGCTTTGTGTTCAAAGCACTTGGACGCTCCGCCCACAGCGTAGCCACCGCCTTCGTACTCGCTTAGGTCGTGCTTGACGCTGAACCCGTCCCACCCTTGGATGGTGAAGTATAGTTCTTGAAGTTTTGTCATCGTAGATGAATTGAAGTTTGAATTTTCAGTTGTTTAGTGTGTTCGTGTGTATCACTTCCTTCACTTCGTTCAGGAAGGTGATACACACTCACACTACATTAGCTCCATCGGTTCCGAATTGCAACCCAAATTGTGGCTTGCAAAACGTGCCCACTCACGCCCATCTCACGCGCCACTGCAAGGCAGTCAGATTGGAGCAGCTCGTACTGGCGTGGCGTACACGCCTCCCTGCACTTGCGAGGTGACTTTGCCGTCGTCTGACAGGCCCGAAGGTGCCACTTATCGATGGTCACGAAGTCCTCGTCCCTCTCGCCTACGTTACGTGCAAACGCATACGTCTTGGGGGACTGCCTCAAAATCCTTTGGTTGCCTTTGGCAATCTCGAAGGCCTTGCGCTTGTTGGCATCGTAGGTGCAGACCTTCACGTCCGCGCACTCGACCCCGTCACGCACCGCACGAAGGACCGCCTTCGCATCAACCTTGTTCCTCTCCCACCGATTATTCGGTGACAACGCGCTCACTACGCCCGCCGCGACCTCACGGCTAACGTTGAACTCCTGAGAGAGTTGCTTCGCAAAATCTTGCGCTTCAGCGTACCACGAACGTCCGTGTTCACGCTCTGCGTCAGTAGCCTCCGACCACCAGTGGCGAAGGTTGGCTCGCATACTCTTGCGGGCCTTGGGGCAAGAAAGGTTTTTCATTCGATGTCGGTGTTTGTGTGTTCGTGTATATACTTTCTTCACTTCGTTCAGAAAGGTATATACACTCACACTACAAGTTTTGAGATGGGGAGAGAGAAAGAGAGGGGAGCGCACCTGCGCACTCCCCCGTGAGGCTCACCTGAGGCAACCGCTGCCGAGGGCAAGCAAGCTGCGGGAGATGGTAATCTCCACTGCGCCTGCTGTTGCGTCACGCAGGAGGTCTTTCAGACCTTGCAAGGCCCAAAGCATTCGGAGTTTGTCGCCATCTTCTTCGTTATCAACGAAGGAGTCAAGGAAGTCGACAGCTTCGCTGAAGGTCGCGGAGTCGAGCGTCGCACCCTGCGGGTAGGAAACTTTGATGTGTTTGATATCTTCGATATCAAGGTCAGAAACAAAGTAGTTCATTTTCAATGAATTAAGGTTTGACAATTAAGCTAATCCTAAAGGATTAGAGTTCGAAGGGGAGTTCATCGAAACTAACAGTTTCGACCTGCGTAGGCTCACCCTGCATCTGCAAGGCAATAACAGCAAGCATGCTGTTAAGCTTCTCATCGAGAGCCGCAAACCGCTTATCAAGTTCCACTTGATTGGGTTGACCGTTCGACTTGTAGACCTTAGCCCTCTTCGAGGGCTTCTTTGCCGTCACCTTCGGTGTTTCAGAGGCTTCAGCCTCTTTCTTCAAGGCCTTAGCCTTGAGTTCAGCTCGCTTTGCTGCTCTCTGAGCAGCACCGGTAGCTTCGCTAACCGCTTTGGCCGATGCCGCAGCTTCCTTAACGGAAGCTGTTTTAGCCTTCTTCGAAGGCTTGATTGGGCTGTCAGCTTTCCCATGGAAAGCTTTCTCCTGACGGTCAGCAACTCGTTGCTGTGGAGTAGCTTTCTTCGACTTCGTCGTCTTACGACGACGCTTCGTAGACTTCTTCGAAGTCTCTTTAACCTCTTCGAGGTTAGCGATGAAGTCCAAAGCTTCTTGCAGAAGCTTCGTGGCCGCTGCCTTGCGGTCGGCGGTGGGACGGAAGGTGGCTTGGTTGACTGCTTTGCGGCAATCGGCAAAATTGAAGTTTGACATGAGATAATGTATTAGAATGAAACTCACTAGAGTTTCTTTCATTCTAATACATATCTCTAGATTTCGGCCATAATTACTCTAACGAGTTAGAGTAAAAGTTGAGCCAACCTCGGTACCAACGTGAAGCTCAACAAGTTGAGCCGCGCCGTACCCCGCCTAACGCACCGCTCCGCCAAGACGATTTTCACAGTTTGCTGTTTGTATTTTAATACTAACTAGTTAGTATTAAAATACAAACAGCAAACTGTGAAAATCGTCTTGGCGGAGCGGTGCGTTAGGCGGGGTACGGCGCGGCTCAACTTGTTGAGCTTCACGTTGGTACCGAGGTTGGCTCAACTTTTACTCTAACTCGTTAGAGTAATTATGGCCGAAATCTAGAGATATGTATTAGAATGAAAGAAACTCTAGTGAGTTTCATTCTAATACATTATCTCATGTCAAACTTCAATTTTGCCGATTGCCGCAAAGCAGTCAACCAAGCCACCTTCCGTCCCACCGCCGACCGCAAGGCAGCGGCCACGAAGCTTCTGCAAGAAGCTTTGGACTTCATCGCTAACCTCGAAGAGGTTAAAGAGACTTCGAAGAAGTCTACGAAGCGTCGTCGTAAGACGACGAAGTCGAAGAAAGCTACTCCACAGCAACGAGTTGCTGACCGTCAGGAGAAAGCTTTCCATGGGAAAGCTGACAGCCCAATCAAGCCTTCGAAGAAGGCTAAAACAGCTTCCGTTAAGGAAGCTGCGGCATCGGCCAAAGCGGTTAGCGAAGCTACCGGTGCTGCTCAGAGAGCAGCAAAGCGAGCTGAACTCAAGGCTAAGGCCTTGAAGAAAGAGGCTGAAGCCTCTGAAACACCGAAGGTGACGGCAAAGAAGCCCTCGAAGAGGGCTAAGGTCTACAAGTCGAACGGTCAACCCAATCAAGTGGAACTTGATAAGCGGTTTGCGGCTCTCGATGAGAAGCTTAACAGCATGCTTGCTGTTATTGCCTTGCAGATGCAGGGTGAGCCTACGCAGGTCGAAACTGTTAGTTTCGATGAACTCCCCTTCGAACTCTAATCCTTTAGGATTAGCTTAATTGTCAAACCTTAATTCATTGAAAATGAACTACTTTGTTTCTGACCTTGATATCGAAGATATCAAACACATCAAAGTTTCCTACCCGCAGGGTGCGACGCTCGACTCCGCGACCTTCAGCGAAGCTGTCGACTTCCTTGACTCCTTCGTTGATAACGAAGAAGATGGCGACAAACTCCGAATGCTTTGGGCCTTGCAAGGTCTGAAAGACCTCCTGCGTGACGCAACAGCAGGCGCAGTGGAGATTACCATCTCCCGCAGCTTGCTTGCCCTCGGCAGCGGTTGCCTCAGGTGAGCCTCACGGGGGAGTGCGCAGGTGCGCTCCCCTCTCTTTCTCTCTCCCCATCTCAAAACTTGTAGTGTGAGTGTATATACCTTTCTGAACGAAGTGAAGAAAGTATATACACGAACACACAAACACCGACATCGAATGAAAAACCTTTCTTGCCCCAAGGCCCGCAAGAGTATGCGAGCCAACCTTCGCCACTGGTGGTCGGAGGCTACTGACGCAGAGCGTGAACACGGACGTTCGTGGTACGCTGAAGCGCAAGATTTTGCGAAGCAACTCTCTCAGGAGTTCAACGTTAGCCGTGAGGTCGCGGCGGGCGTAGTGAGCGCGTTGTCACCGAATAATCGGTGGGAGAGGAACAAGGTTGATGCGAAGGCGGTCCTTCGTGCGGTGCGTGACGGGGTCGAGTGCGCGGACGTGAAGGTCTGCACCTACGATGCCAACAAGCGCAAGGCCTTCGAGATTGCCAAAGGCAACCAAAGGATTTTGAGGCAGTCCCCCAAGACGTATGCGTTTGCACGTAACGTAGGCGAGAGGGACGAGGACTTCGTGACCATCGATAAGTGGCACCTTCGGGCCTGTCAGACGACGGCAAAGTCACCTCGCAAGTGCAGGGAGGCGTGTACGCCACGCCAGTACGAGCTGCTCCAATCTGACTGCCTTGCAGTGGCGCGTGAGATGGGCGTGAGTGGGCACGTTTTGCAAGCCACAATTTGGGTTGCAATTCGGAACCGATGGAGCTAATGTAGTGTGAGTGTGTATCACCTTCCTGAACGAAGTGAAGGAAGTGATACACACGAACACACTAAACAACTGAAAATTCAAACTTCAATTCATCTACGATGACAAAACTTCAAGAACTATACTTCACCATCCAAGGGTGGGACGGGTTCAGCGTCAAGCACGACCTAAGCGAGTACGAAGGCGGTGGCTACGCTGTGGGCGGAGCGTCCAAGTGCTTTGAACACAAAGCCGACGACCTGTCTTGGAACCACTTTGCCTACATCATCATGCCCTACTTGCGTGAGCTGACACGGGGCAAGGGTGCGACCAAGCTCATCGGTGGATGGGTTGACAACGACGGAGTCGCTTACATCGAACTCTCTGACATCGTGCAAGACCGCAAGGAGGCCATCAAGCTGGGGTGGATGCGCGGTGAGAAAGCCATCTACGACCTTTGGAACAACGAAGAAATCGAAATACCAACAGAACTATGAACACATACGCATACTACGTGTACTACGGACGTGACCGCGACGATTGGCGCAAGGACACCGTCCAAGCACCCACACTCGAACGCGCTATTTGGAAGGCGAACGCAGAGTGGGCATTCACCGGTTACACCGTGTGGAACAAGACATTCAAACTCATTGATAATCAGTAACTTGCAATGCTTCAGATGAACAAGAACTTTAACCTCCCATTCCTTGCGTTCCTTGCGTGGATGGCTGCGCTGTTGGCAGTCACCGTCCTCCTCTCCTAATAGAGAGGTGAGTATATTACTCTCTGAACGTAGTGAAGAGAGGTAATATACGAACCCTCTCAAATGTCAAACTTCAAATTCAATCTTATGGACAACTTCTTCAAACGTCCCGTCGGTGCAGCTGTGCTTGCACTCAATGACCTCCACTTCGGAAAGCATCTCAATGACCTCAATCGGTGCGCTCGGCTTGTGCCCGAGGACGTAAAGGGGTTCGCCTCTCTCCTGTCCAACACCACGTTCATGAGCGACGACGCGAAGGATGCGGTCATTGACGTACTCGTATCACTGGCTGACGATGCCGAAAATGCAAAGCAATGAAATTCAAACTAGACTTCAAGACCACGCTACCTCACGTAGCTATGACCACGGCATACGACGTGGACAAAGACCGAGCCACGAACGTGGAGATGGACACCACCGTAGAGGTTGACCCCAATCACAGCTATGGTGGATGGTACGAAACATACGACCTCGACACAGGAGGCGACCGCTTCTATGCCGAAGGCATCCTCGAAGTTTATTGGGATGACAACGGAGACGTGCGTCTCACTGGGTACGATGGATGCTTCGAACTCCCTGAATATATCACCGAAGCCCTTGAAAAGCAGGGCGTAATCATTGACCTATGAACATCTACGAGAAAGCAACCGAAGGACTCCGACTTGCAGGGCATCACGCATCCATCATCCAACAATCAGCCGAGGATATTGGCGTGTGGATTGAGGTGTGGAATCACGACCTGCAAGACTGCCACGAGTTCCGCATCCACGAAGAGGAGATGACTTATTGGGCAGATTATTACGACGAAAACAAGAAGTCATGACACAAGCAGAACGACTCGACAATCGCACGAAGAACTGCGGGAGCTTCGAACTACACCTCATCAGAGCGTGGTTCAAGGCCGACAACATCAACAAGAAGATTCTCGAAGAGGCCTTCAAGAACACCAACTTCGACCTAACATAGAGAGTGTTAGTATATATCTCTCTCTGAACGTAGTGAAGAGAGATATATACAACACCTCTCAATAACAAATTCAAACTTCAATTCAATACCTATGGATATCAAAGACATGACGAACGACGAGTTCATCAGCCACCTCATGACGGGGTACAACAAGCACGGAGCACTCGTGCAGATGGTGGTCATCGACTGCCTCCAACGTGGTCTTGACCACTACATCTCAGCCAAGGAGGAAATCCTTGAGGATGAGCGCAAGCGCCGTGAAGACGGTCGCATCTCACTCATCAACATGGAGGCATGGGTGGCGTTCTGTGAGGACACACAACAACGAATCGAAGACAAGTACAATGGATAAGCAACTCATCAACTACGAAACATGCCACAAGTGTGGTGGTTACGGAGTCCTTCTCAACTCTGAATCAGACGGGGAGGCGTGGCACTACGACTACCAATGCGAAGACTGCGAGGCCACATGGGATGTGAGCTTCGAACTCAAACCATTCGATAGAAACAACGACAATGACTGATATTGTAAACGTAATTGTTCAGCTTTCCCGTATGCAAGGGCAGGCAATCGACCGAGCACAAGCAGAGGCTCTCAACTCTGCCATCGAATCAGCCCACGACAAGTGGCAAACCGAAAAACAACAAGACAATGAGTAAAGTAGATACATCCCAAGCGTATTGGGACAACAACGGCAAGTACCAAGAGCAGTACGACAAGGCATGGGAACAGCTTATCCCTGCACAGGGTGAAGCGAAGGACGGGTGGCCTGAAGCCCTCCGTGCTATCTCTCGCATAGGCTACGACTACTACAACAACGGGTTCGCTAACCTGTGGCAGTCGTGGGATGACGGAGACACCGTGATGGACTCGTACTACGAGGACTTGGTGGACTACCTGCGCTCGGAAATCCCCCGTGATATGCACAAGGAACTCAAGTCATTCCTGTTGGATGCCAAAGGGTACGGGAATTGGAGCAACCAAGCGGGCATCATTGACCGCATCATTGACCACATTATGGAAGGCATCATGAAGTATGGACTTCTCGAAGAGGAATTGGTTGATTGAAGTTTGACCATCGAGGGGTTGGCGTGAAACGTCACGCCTCCCCTCACCTTTTTCAAGGGAGCGCAGTCGGTGCGTACATCTGAGTATTGGCAGATGGCAGTTGTGTTCGAATCCCAACCTCCCTTCTATTAGTAGTGTGGTATATATACTCTCTCTGAACGTAGTGAAGAGAGTATATATACACACAATACTTATCAATCATTTTCAAACTTCAA